ATGCCTGACAGGATGCAGATTTCGGCAACCACAGGTGTTAAACTTGCACCAGTACCGGACCTGAACGAAGGTCACTTTGACTGGTTCATGGGCGAGTTTGAAGCATTTACTCGACGTCAAGAACTTGAACGTGCAATTTTAAAATCGGCAGACTTGTTGGAGAAGGGCGAGTTTGAACCCGTTGAAAAACTTATTAAAGATGCAGTACAGATATCACTCACTAAAGATATGGGCACGGATTACTTTGCTGATCCTAAGGCTCGCATTGAGAAATACTTCAACTCAGGCGGGCAAGTAAGCACAGGATGGCCACAACTGGATAGACTGCTATACGGTGGATTCAGTCGAGGTGAACTAAACATTTTTGCCGGCGGATCGGGTTCTGGTAAGTCACTTGTGATGATGAACATTGCACTGAACTGGTTGCAACAAGGCTTGAGCGGTGTTTACATCACACTTGAATTGAGTGAAGAACTCACAAGTTTGCGTACGGATGCCATGTTAACCAACATGAGCACCAAGGACATTCGCAAGGATATAGACACAACAGAGCTCAAGGTCAAGTTGGTGGCCAAGAAGTCGGGTAACTATCAAGTTAAAGGGTTACCGGCACAAAGCAACATCAACGACATTCGTGCTTATTTGAAAGAGTATCAAATTCAAACAGGCAAGAAGGTGGACTTTGTGATGATTGACTACTTGGACTTGTTGATGCCAGTGAGTGCCAAAGTTTCACCCAATGACTTGTTTGTTAAAGACAAGTATGTGAGTGAAGAACTACGCAACTTAGCCAAAGAACTAGCAGTACTCATGGTCACTGCATCGCAATTGAATCGATCGGCTGTGGAAGAGATTGAGTTTGACCACTCGCACATTTCGGGTGGTATTAGTAAGATCAATACTGCTGACAACGTGTTTGGTATCTTTACAAGTCGCGCCATGAAAGAGCGTGGCAAGTATCAAATACAATGTATGAAGTCGCGCTCGTCAACAGGTGTGGGACAAAAGATTGATTTGGAATACAACATTGAAACCATGCGTATCACTGACGAAGGCGGAGACGAAGGAACAGGCTATAACAAACCCCAGAGCAGTATCATGGACTCAATCAAGGCTCGCAGTCAAGTGAAACCTGCAGAAGGTGATGCCAGTACGCCACCTTGGGAGCGAGCCAAACCCCGAGAAGATTTTGATTTAGAAACACCCAAGGTCACAGCAGATGTACAAAGTGCAAAACTAAAACAACTACTGGGACAAATTAAACAGTCATGATTAGAGATATAAACTCAAATTATTGCTATGACATACACCATAATTTGGCAATAGATTATGTAAATGAAAAACTATCAGTAGGAACTTGTTGCCAGTCTGGCAGAGTTATTTCCGAGAAAACCTCAATTGAGGGGTTGTGGAATATCAATGAATTGAAAAAAATACGGTCTGAGAATATTGAAGGAAAACTATCACATACTTTTTGCAATTCATGTACCAAATTAGAAAAAACCGGTAATATATCTCGCCGTTATGCTTCGCATGAATTTTATCAAGAATGGAATACTGATAAAAAAATAATTAGAGGATTGGACATAAAGTTAGGTAATTTGTGTAATTTAAAATGCACAATCTGTGGCCCCAACTCAAGTTCTGCATGGATTCCAGATGCTAAAAAATTAGGGATCAATGTCTCAGAAAATATGTATTACAAGAAAGAACACAACAAAAATTTAAATTTAACTATAGACAATATTGATGTAATAGAAAATCTAGAAATGATAAAATTTTGGGGCGGCGAACCATTGATGGACGAAAAACACGCCGATATATTAGAACAGTTAGATCAATTAGGCATATTAAAAAATTGTAGAGTAGTCTACAATACAAATGGAACACACCGTGTGTCTGACAGAATTATTAATTTGTGGGGCAAGGCAAATTTGGTAGAATTATACTTTAGTATCGATGACATCGAAGATAGATTCAATTATGAAAGATTTGGGGCTGACTGGAACGGAGTAGTGGATAATTTAAAATGGTATTATGAATCATTGCCGTCAAATCATTTGTTTTACTTAATGACCACGGTGAGTTATCTTAATATATGGTATCTGCCTGAATTGTATGATTGGAAAAAACAAAATTTTGATACTAATTGTATGGGTGATGAAAATAAAATTCTTCTTCAACCTGCTATCGGAATATGTTCAATTGATACAATGTCTGACAGACTAAAAAATAAATTGCTTAATAAATTTAAACTATACCCAGATCTAATAAATTTTTTAAAATTTCCCAAGGTAAAAAATGATTATCTCCCTACAAAGTTTTTTGATTATACAGAGAAACTAGATCAAATAAGAAGCACCAATTGGAAAAATACCTTTAAGGAATTTGAGGCAATTTTAAATGATTAGCTTTAAAAATATACGAGATGTTCATCTTGAAATTTCTAGTTTATGTAATGCTAGTTGTCCTTGGTGTCCTCGAACATTCTGGGGGTATCCGTACAACGGTGGCTATCCTGAAGTAAACTTTACCTTAGAACACGCTAAAAAAATCTTTACTAAAGAGTTTTTACCACAGTTATATAGTATTCGAATTAATGGTAATTTTGGTGATATTGTGATGAATCCAGAAGGACCTGATATTGTTGCTTATTTTTTAAGTCAAAATTCTAATTTACGAATTACCATTAGTACCAATGGTGGTGCTCGAGACCAAGATTATTGGAAGAAACTGGCACAAACTTCGGCCACAGTAATGTTTTGTCTGGACGGTTTGGAAGACACACATCATCTAAATAGACAAAACACAGTGTGGAACACAGTCATACGTAATGCACAGACATTTATCAATGCTGGAGGACAAGCAATCTGGAAGATGATTAGATTTGATCATAATCATCACCAGATTGAACAATGTCGTGCTATGAGTCTGGATCTTGGATTTGTTGATTTCAAGTTAATTGATGAAGGACGTAATACTGGTCCAGTATTTGATCGTGAAGGAAATTTGTCACATGTGTTAGGCAACTATGACAAAGAAACAGATTTTAAAATTTTGTTCTTTAAAAAGAAAAACGACACAATTCTATTAGAAGACATCATTCAAGATCGAACACCTGCTAAAGCAGTCGATTGCAAAGTGAAAAAATCTCGTTCAGTATACATTGCTGCCAACGGAGATGTGAGTCCATGTTGCTGGACAGGATTTTATCCTAAAACTTACGGTGCCGGGCAGTACCATCAAGCGGCCAATGCACAACTAATTCCGTTAATTGCTAAAAACAATGCGTTAGAATACCCATTGGAAGAATGTATCCAGTGGTTTCAATCCGTAGAAAATACATGGAAAATCAATAATTATGAACAAGGAAGATTGGTTATTTGTGATGATATATGTGGAAAAAATTAAAACAACCGCTGGGTCAGATCAAATCTAATTAAGCGTTCACTGCCTTGATAACAACAAAGTTCAACACAATGGCTTCGCCTAGGGATCCTGAACTCATGTTGCCTATTGAAATTCTACAACTGCCGGCTGCAACGGCATCGCACTGAACATTGTATGCACCAGCGGTTGCTCCAGAACCGATACAAATCATTACAACATCTGTGGCAGCAATCACACTGTTGGTCAATGTAAAACTGACTTCTGCGGCTGCACTCAAGCTGGCGTTATTCATGGTAATTTGCCCGCAACGCTTGTTGAGTGTGACACCAGTTGATTTATCAGTGGCCTGGGTCACAGTGCCACCTGTGCCTGTGCCATAGCCCACTGCTGATTCGGTGCTACCCAGCAGTGGTCGATTTAGATCATACACAGTGATGATATTACCACTGTCCACAGTTGAAAATTCAAATTGATATGTTCCTGTGGCTGCAAAAGTGATCACATTTGATGCATACCCCTGAAGGCCCGTGACACCCAAACTCACTGCCACAGGCAAAGTCAGAGTGTGTGCGGTGCTGGTTATATTGATAGCAATTTGTATGATGCCTTGGCTTCCACTGACAGGAAAGTTACTGAAATTCAAACTGACAGATCCAGTGGTTGAAATATATTGATATTGTCCAGCGCTGTAGTCAATGGCTATAGATCCAGAAGTTGCGGCATTTTGCAAAAAAGTATAACTGACATCATTTAATTTAACGGCGTATATCAAGTTATCTGCCATGTTGTTGTTTAGTGTGGTGCCGCTCAATGCTGCCTTGAAAACCCCGTTGTTTTGTAAGTCCGTAATTTCAGTTTCTGCATAACTAAAATTGGTTTTGATGTTGGTAAAGTTGTCCCGGAACCCCTGTGTGTTGTTGGGTTGTCCAGCCACTGGATAGGTGCCGTCTACGTTGTTTGGGTTGATTTGACTTGTCATAGGTATTCCTGTATAGTAGATATTTATTTGAACTTGATATACA